AAGAAACTTGGAATCTCTTACACGTATAAAAGTATCAGCGAATATCTAGGTATCAGTTACTGATCAAACTGGCAAGTAGGTTTTCCCACTCAGTTCTTCTCTTGTCCCACCCATAAAAATAATCAAAGTACTGCTTTTGGAAGTCTAGATATGGGTCTAGACTTCCATCATTTTTTTGTACATTCATGATTGCACCATTGAGTGTGTGAGCAAACTGAATTGCATGATGGTTCTTGTTCTCATTGTATGTATACATCATCGCAAATCCAGCACAGGTTTCTGGCAATCCAGCAAAGTTAGGACACACAACGATATTCTTTGCAGACATTGCTTCCATAGCAGCCAAGCAACTTGTCTCAGGCCAAATAGATGGATATGCAAAGATGTGAGAGCGAACAAGAGCCTCACGAATTTCTTCGTTAGAAACTGATCCATGATAGGTGATTTTTTCATTTGACCTACAACGATCAAACAATTCCTGATACTGTTCATCACGTTCTTTCCATCCATAAATTTCAAATGAAGAATACACATCAAGATGAAGATTGTCATGCATCTTACAAAGTTCTTCAAAGACGGGAATGAGAATTTCTAATCCACGATGTGGTGTCGTATGATAGATCAAACGAACTGTGCCATCATATTCTTTCTTGCCAATTGGAATTGGTTCAATAGCATTCTTGATGACAAGACATTCCTTGTAAGGAAGACCAGAGGTAAGATTGTACAACTGCATCTGCCAATCAGATACGCAAACGATCTTATCAAACCTAGCTCTTGATTCACCATCAGTTATATGATTTGATTCAGGATCATTGGGAAGATCGTGTAGCCAAAGAATCTTCTTCTTATCAGGATCAAGTTCTCTGACACGAGAAGGAATAATTTGAAACTTATTTAAAACTTCTGAGGGGAATGAACCATGCAATCTTTCCTGCATGAGTTCTGTGCCACCACGGGCATTTTGATTTACTTCATTTCGCTCTATCATAATATCCTCATTTTATTGTTTTGGTTTGATAAACTCTGGTAGTTTTATTTCTGTTTTTTCGTCTTGTATTTTAAGCAGTGTTCTGGCTGCTATTGTTAGGATACTCCATGCACAAAATCCAATTACAGCACCAGCAAGAATAATATTATCCATAGAAACAGGAAGATTAAAATATTCTATCAAAGGAATTGACCCTATGATAGCTGTTGATGTACTAACACTGGAGCGAATTGCTGCATCCCAAACATTTTTTGGTCTATAAAATGCCATGAAAACAGCTCCTCCTACAAAGCCTCCAGCACCAGCAAGTATTTTACCCATAATTGGGGTTAGAATAGGATCAGTCATCAAAAAACTTTCTGGTGTTTATGTTGCATCTGGTATATTTATATTTTTTAAAAATCGTCGTTTTTACCAGACACTTCTTCCAGATAAACTTGAAGATTCTCAAATCCACCAATAACAATATCATTATTCAATATGAATGGTACTGATTTTATATCAGGATACTGTTCTCTAAATTCATTGATACCAATATCCTCTCCAACATTCAGATAGGTAAATGGAATCTTCTTTGATTCAAGAAGATTCTTTGATTTTACACAATACCCACAACCATGTTTACCATATACAGTAATCATGCGCCAACTTCCTTGATGGCTCTCTTCCAAGGACCAAATGCACGGGGATCATTACCCTCAACACGAATGAACCTCTTGTTGGTCTCATTCTTATTTGGATTCTCAATTGTAACCATGGTTCGCTTACCCTTACCCCACATCTTCAACTGACGAAGCAATGTGGTGGCATCAGAAACATCTTGGCGAACTGAATTGCTGATGCTCCTAGAAATAGTAGGACACTCACCGCTAGAAGTGTACTTTGATCTTGTCTTCTTCTTACCCATAATATATCACCTTTCTGTCAATGAACTTACTGTAGTCTCATATGTAGAATCACAAGCAAGGCATCTCATATAGACTGTGCTTGATGTGCTACTGAAAAAATTCTGAACAAAATCTGTTATGATTAATGTTCTATTACCTGTTTGACATGAGGGACATTCGCCTACTACAGACATGACCCCCATATCATTTACAACCCTTATTGGCTTATCAGGTTTACTACTTCTTCTTCTTGGTATTTCGTACACTTATAGCCTTCTTTGTTTTGGCAACTACCTTCGCTACTTCTTCCTTAACTTCTTCAACTTTAACGGCTACTTCTTCTATAGCCTTATCAACTTCTTTAATCAATTCAGCTGCAGATTCCTTAGCTTCTGCAACAACTGCATCTTCAACCTTGACTACAACAGCCTTGGCATCTTCAACGTCAACCTTACCATCTTCATTTACATCAGCTGCCTTCTTAGCCTTGGGCCATACACAATACCCAAGAATACCAAGAGCAGCGAGTGCTAAAAACAATTCCATTTTATCATCTCCTCATATATTTTTCAAGTGTGCCTTATGCACTTTAACTTGTATCCAACAATTATAAAATTCTTCCCTCTCTAAAACTCTTAGGTCAAATTGATATTTCGCTTCGAAATAATTGCACTCACCTTTTGTCTTACAAAGACGAAGTATTTCTCGTTTAAAGTTTGATGCACCCACTTGAGTAACATCTTCTTGTAGTTCTTTATTGGAACCATAGTATGTCTTCCAATCAGATTCTACGAGACTTCTTTTCTTCTTCCCCTTGACTTGTCTTGTCTTGGTTCTTTTCAGAAGCTTCTTACCTATATATCTTCTGTCATTAGTCATGTTTGTTATTATGTATACAAACCCAACGTAATCATCAATTATATCTGAATCAATTAAAGTATCATTATATATCCACGGATTTTCATACATATAGGGTTCTCCTTCAACCCTATTTATGCATTTTATTATGGGTCCATTCTATCATCTTCGTCGTCATACCAGCTATCATCTGGATCATCAAACCTTAACTTTGAACCACAAAATGGACAGAATTCTGGGTCTGTAATGTTGTCATGTACAACCTGAAAATCTGCTTCACACTCGCTACAGGTGATTTCTTTATCGCTCATTCTTTTCTCCTTATTAACTAGCTTTCCATTGTGATGGACAATTTGGATGGACAATTTGGATGGTGACACACGTATTGTGTTGCCTTATTTAGGTCCATCCTACACAGCTTACAAACACTATTATAAGTGTACTGAATGCCAATAGGAGGCCAAGGAGTAGTTGTTGGAATCCTAACGATACCCATTTTCTTTTTATGATCTTCAAACCAAATGTTGAATTCTTCACAACGCCGCATTAGCTCTTCATATTTTTGTTTATAGTCATCTGACTGTAGATAATCATCAATCATCTTTGTATTCCACTTCCATCAATAATTGGTTTATTAGTTAAACTTGATATAGCAAAAAGATGCCCAGAACCTATTGTATATAAACCATCTGGTCCTTTTTTTGCACACCACGAATCTCTAAAATCATTAGCTTTTTTAGCAACCTTTCCAGCATTAGTAGAATAATTTTGCCAAGTGCCATGGGGCCACATTTCATTAGCTCCTAATTTAATAAATTCAATAGCATTTTCTTCAGTTGCTTCACTTTCTAAAGCTATCTTTAAAAAATTAATATTCGTGCTGCTAATACTAGTCAAAAATTCTTTTACAGTTTTAGCATTTGGTTTACTTTTTTTAAGAGAAGATATTTTATTACCAGCTTTTACCATAGCATTAAAAATACTATCACCTTTTTTATTACTCACTATGTATGAACTAACAGATTCAGGAGGATTGTTAGAAAATAAAGCATACAAATATTGAGAAGGATGTCCTCGAATTGAATTTTCTGCCATATAATCAAATCCACTTGTGTATTTTCCAAATAAAGGTTCTGTTAATTTGACATCAGGTGAACCACTCATCCCTTCATAATATAATCCTATTTCTGCAATTGATATTATATTTTTAAATAAGTCAGGTGATATTAAAGGCAATTTTCCGTGATCCATACCTACAAAAACTTTTTTATCTGAAACAAATAACACACCATGTGGAGCATAATTTGTTTTATCAGAAAGAAAATTTTTATTAAAATATCTATTTAAATATGTTAAATTTTTCATTTTAAATTTTCTGCGTTCATCATTTTCTCAGGATCAATAGTACCAACATACCATGATTCATCAATAGTACCAACATACCATGATTCTGGCTCTGGAAATTTCTTACCATTATGTAATTCTACATATGCCTTCATGGCATTCTTTTCCCAAATCTTTAGAAGATAAAACTTTAGAAGTTCATCATGATCTCCATTTGAGAAACGTCTCCAATAATTGTAAAGCACCCATACTTTAAAATCACACCATCCATTATATAACCACTGTTTCATTTTTTATCTCCCAATCCTAGTTTTGCAATAGTACACGCATATCTGTTTCTAAGCATATATGGTATTTCATTAGAGTAGTCTAAGTCGAGCGTTTCAATAACATCATTTAATGTTTTTTCTAACTTTTCAATACGAGCAGCAGCCTTGTTGAAAGCATCAAAATAAAGCTTTGTCTGCCCTTTCAATTTTTCGTTGTGTCCATTCAATCGAGCATTTTCTTTAGCAACAGCTTCAGCAAAAAGAACCAATAATTGCTCAAGAGGCATTTCGAGTTTATCATTCATAGACTAAACCCCTTAAACGTATCTGAGTTAACATCCTTCTTGACACCACCATTCACGTAACTGGTGATCTCAGTTTCCTGTGGCGCTACCTGAACCTCTGCACCAGAAATCCATTTCTGAGTCCAAGGTAAAGGATTGCTTCCACCCTTGTATGTAGTAGGTAATCCAATAGCAGTCATTCTTTTGTTAGCGATCCATTCGATATAGTCTGAGAGTAAGACTTGGTTGAGACCAACCATCGAACCGTCTTTGAATAAGTAACTTGCCCATGCCTTTTCTTGCTCAACAGCATCCACAAATAGTTTGCAGCATTCATCTCTTGTTTCCTCCGCAATTGCGGCGAAGTCTGCATCCTCTTTCGGTAGCGCCTTGAGTAGCTGTTGTGTTCCAGCAAGATGCAAGTTTTCGTCACGAGCGATAAACTTAATGATTTTCGCATTACCTTCCATCCTTTTGACTTCAGCAAATGCCC